AGCCAACGTTTGAAGCACTGTTTGAATCTACGTACGGTGTTGCACCAAGTGGTGACTTCTACGATGCATACAAACTTGTTAAGAGTTGGAGAGATGCATTACAGAAAGCATTCTGGGTGAACAAGGGTAATCCGAACAGAGCGAAACTTGTTGCCGCATTGGACAAGATGATCAATGACCCGGCTTCGGTTGCTGTCATAGAGAAGAAAGTTGGACAGTACAAATGGAGAACAGGTGCAGAGGGTGATGCCGCAGTCAGAACACTGAAGTCATTCATTACACCAGGTGCGTTGAAAACACTCACTGACTTTGGAAAGAATCAGTTAGGTTACAATGCTGTGTACAAAGGAGAGCTGACAAAATAATGTACATACTGTTTACAGGGGCACCAGGATCGAAATGGAGTAGTGTTGTTAAAAACATCTACTGGAGTGATGACATAGATCACACCGATTACTCAGAGGCTAGAACATATCGCCACGATGCTGATACCCCTGGACGCAGACACCTAATGCACATTGGAGCCTACTGGGATCCGGGCATGGAGTTTGATGTGGACGAATGGGACCAACCATTCTCAGGCACAGGCAAGAGGATAGTGAAAGCACACACGTTCGCACACCAATTGGACAAGCTCAAGGCCAAAGGCCATCCCATGGTGATGGTACACAGGAACGACTACGAGTGTCTGGAGTGGTGGAAACTGTGTGGAGAGTTCAACATCACGTACCCCAACTACCAACACTTCGAGAACTTGGACAAGATGTGGGATCACATACAAGCAGAGAACCGGGACACGATGCAGTTCATCAAAGACAACAAGTATCGGATTACCAAACCAAAAGACAATGTTGATCTGTGCAGACTACTAGAAATAAGTTTCCCCAACAAAGGACGGATACATAATTATGCAGATAAAGGAATACAGGTTTATGTCTACAAGTAATTGGGAAGAAGCAAAAACAAGAAGTAATTACCATTTCAACAAGTGGCACAAGGACACGGACTGCGTCAAATATTTGGGCAAGTTCACAGGTGGCTGGCAGACAGAACTGCAATCTGTTATAGAAGATGCCAAGCCATTAAATTGGGGCAACCGTAGAGAAGGCACGGGCAGAGAAAACACCAATATCAATGTTGAAGCAGAAGAGAATGATCTAAAAACGGCAGGTGCTGATCCCAAGATGACAATATACAGAGGACTTAAAGACTTTACAAAATGCCCTTCACTACAAAGGATGTCTGACTTCTTTGCAATGGAACCTACAAAGTCTAAACTACACATACAGTTCACAGGTGAGGTACTGAACATGCACATAGACAAACTGTATGATCTAGACGCTAATCCAAACAACGTTGTTCGTATCATGGTTATGCTACAGGACTGGGAACCAGGACAGTTCCTGATGTATGGCAATGAACAGTTCGACAGATGGCGGACAGGAGACATACACAAGTTTGATTGGCAAAACATTCCACACGCAACGGCCAACGCCAGCAACAAGCCTAGGCCCATGTTGGTAATAACAGGTGTCATGACAGATCGGACAAGAGAGATACTGTTGAAGCCCATCAAGAAAAAGATATGAACAATAAGTTTTTTGCCATAACATGTGATCAATTCAATCTTGGAACAACTTTTTTAATTTGGTCTATCTATTACTGTACGAACGAAAAAAATTACTATAATAGCGAGGCTGACAAGTTTATGGAAATACCCAAAAGCCCCTTTGATGGTGTAACAGCTCACCAAATGAAGCCAAATGAAGTCAGTGACCTAGACAGTAGCATGGCAAAGGCAATTATAAATCAGCCAGGAGATAATTTAAAGCATATTAGATTTTTTCCAGATGCTAGTTATCTAGAGACTGGTATACCCTCAAACAAGACTTTCCTGGCCAGGATGGAAACACACGGAATAAAATCTATAAACATAACCTGCACAGGCCTACAATTTCTCATAGCTTTTTTGAGGTTCACTTACACGCAACCAAACTGGCAATATGATTTTGATGCTGTAAAAAAACATTGCAAACACTATTGGCCTAGTTTTTTTGATGATGCACACATTTACGAAAATAGATTGCACACATGGCATGACATAAGAGAGGGAATTGCTTTTAATATAAGGCCTTACGAATTTCCTAAAATGGGAAACGACAACAACAAAAACACACATTATTGTGAATTTGAGAACTTATTGACCAGTGGTAAAAAAGAAATACTGAAGATATTAGATTTTTTAAAACTTAAAGTACATACGCCAAATCTCAAGCACTGGTGTGCCATGCACAACATCTGGAAAGACCATCTCCATCATTATGTGTATTTCTGCAATGATATTGAAATGATAATTGAATGTATCTTAAACAACAAATCAGTCAATCTGTCACAATACCGGATGGATGTATTAAAAGAAGGTGTGCTACTGCATCTGTTGATGTTCAGGCACGAATTAAATTTAACTAAATCTATAGAAAAATTACCAAACGACACAAAAGAAATTTCCAAATTGTTAGGAAAAAATAACAGGACAGGAATTGAAAAAATTTATATATAGACTTTCCTTCTATAGTTGTATAATATTAATACATGAACAAAAAGATATTCGCAGAACTACTAGCCTATAGTCAAAACGACCTTGACAAGATAACTCAACCTTATGTGCTAGAGACATTTGGTGTTGAAGTCACCCGTTGCGAAACACTGGAAAAGTACGCAGAGGCAATAGATGTTGCCTGTCTACACAAATACTTCTCCAAGTATTGGGAAAATGACATAAAGAAATGGAAGTACTCTGGACTGGCACTGGTAGATGAAGTCAACAGCCTGAAGCCACGTGCTGTGCTTGATGTTGGTTGTGGATACAATGAGTTCCGAGGCAAGATAGACAACCTGATAGGAATAGATCCTTACAACGACAAAGCAGACTTGCAAGTCGGCACAATGGAATACAGGACTGATCAGAAGTTTGACGTTATGCTGTGTTTGGGATCTATCAACTTTGGTAGTAGGGACAAGATACTTGCGGAAGTAGGCAGATGTGTGGACCTATTAGAGGACGGAGGCACAATGTTCTTCAGAGTCAACCCAGGTGTACAACACGACAGACCTGAGGCCAAGTGGATAGAGTTCTTTGCGTGGAACGTACCTTTCATTATAGAACTATCAGAGATATTTAAACTAAAAATACTGGACATACGGGATGATAGTAACCAACGTAAGTACTTCATCTACAGGAAAGTAAAATAAGCAGAATGAACAAGACAGCCAAAATATTAATAACAGGTGCAACTGGTCTTTCGGGTAGTGCGATACACAAAGAATTAAAGGAACAAGGATACACGAACATAGTTACTCCAACACACAAAGAGATAGATCTCAGTGCAAACAGAGGTTGCATAAGTGATTACTTCAAACAAGAGAACATAGAATATGTTTTTCATTGTGCAGGAATAATAGGTGGCCATGCTAGTCATCATAGAGTTACTGCCAGTGAGATGATAACCGAAGACATCAAAATAAATCTTAATACGGTCGAGGCTTCTGCAAAGAACGGAGTTAAGAAGCTAGTAGCAATTGGCGGACAGTGGAATTACAAACGTGATACAGATCGTGCGATAAGAGAAAGTGATTATGATCAGAGTTATGCCGGTGGATCGTCGGGACATGATGTATCTAAATTTGTGCTACACTCTTTGCTAGGCTACATGAAAGACGAAGGAAAGTTAGACAGTACAGTCTTGATGATTCCTTTGCTGTACAATGAAGTGATAACAGACGACTTGCACGAACGACATCCGTTCCTACACATGGCTAATAATATTGCTCATGCGGCAAAGAACAGATTAAAAACTGTACACCTAGGCAGTACACAGACAAATCAGAGACAATTGATTCACAGTGTTGATCTTGCCAAAGCGGCAATACTAGCAATGTCCATCAATACTCCACTACTGAATGTTGCCAACGAAGAAGTTTTCTCTATGCAAGAGATAGTTGATAAGCTAAAGAAAACTTTCGCATACACCGGAGATGCAACTTGGGAGAATGCTTCAAAAAATGTAGGTCCACAGGCATTAGATTGCTCACTTGTAAAAAGTAAAGGGTGGAAAGCAAACTATTCGCTAGATGATGTTGCTGAGTTGATTAGAATCTAGATATTTTGTTCTTAAGGTAAGAAGCATAGGCAAGTCCGCCTACAATTAATAACCATAAAGTAACTGTTAATATCATTATAACTACTTATTAAATTACCAGTAGACTTATGCTATCAATATGCTATAATAAAGAGTAAATACCTATAATGCAAAAACATACTAAAAGTCTATTAGAAGAATTAAGCTCAATGCCCTTACACAGGGACAAGGAAGAGGTAGTAGAGAGCAGAGCTTCACACATACTGGAATCAGCAATAAGACTGATGACATATATCAGAGAGAATTTTGACCAAGAGACTGCATTCAAACTAGAGAAGAAGTTCAACTCAGCAATAAAGAACATGGACGCATCCAAGTTCTCGAAAGGTGTCGCTCGTATCAAAGAGAACCAAGACATCAAGAACAATATACTTAAAATCAAAGACGGCGAATACAAAGAGGATTAATCATGTTGATAGAAGACGTCCTTACAGAATTCAAAAGGACTCACCTGGAACACATAGAGGACATCATAGTAACTGATGGCTATGTGGGCGGACAGGCAGTGGTGGAATACTTCAGGGGACTACTGCTAACACTCAAAGGCACAAGCTCAGAGGCTATGAGTGTATCGGTCAAGTGGGACGGAGCACCTGCTGTGGTGTGTGGTACCAATCCAGACAACGGCCAGTTCTTCGTAGGCACCAAGGCGGTGTTTGCAAAAGCGGCCAAGATAAACTACACAAAGAAAGACATAGCAAAGAATCACGGTACAGACGAACTGGGACAGAAACTGTTGAAGTGCCTAGTGCATCTAAAGAAATTAAACATACAAGGCGTAGTGCAAGGTGACCTACTGTTCATAGATGATAGCATCACGAGGAAGAACATAGACGGCAAGCCTCACCTGACATTCACACCCAACACAATAACATACGCAGTGCCAGAAGGATCTGAACTATCCAAGCAGATAGACAGGGCCAAATTGGGAATCATATTCCATACAACATACGTAGGGGATTCATTGGCCAGCATGAACGCACAAGGTGGAGCAGACGTGACATCTTTCGCAAAGAGCAATGATGTGTTCTTTGACAATGCATCGTACAAGGATGTGTCAGGTAGTGCCAAGTTCACAGCAGATGAATCACAACAGTTCTACAACAGCATTGACAAACTGGAAACACTGTTAAACAGTGTACCAAGAGACCTATCCAGTGTGCTAGGACAGAACACAGACTTCGTACCCATGTTCCAGATGTACATAAACGCAATGGTCAAACAAGGTGAGTTGCCAAGCAACGTCAATCAATTCCTACTAGGATTTAAAAAGTTTTACGCAGACAGAATGCAACAACAGATATCCGGACTGAAAGCACAGAAGGCTCTACAGTTGAGACAGGACAAGATGAAACAGATGCCTTTGTTCTTATCCAAAGCCAAGAAACCTTTACAGGCCATGCTGACTTTCTACAAAGCAGTACAGTCAATGAAAGGCTTTGTTCTCAAGAAAATGAATCAAGCAATGGCAATAGGATCGTTCTCACAGACAGACAATGGACTGCAAGTAACTGAACCAGAAGGTTTTGTTGCTGTGGACAAGTCGGGCAATGCTGTCAAACTGGTAGATAGATTGGGATTCTCTAGAAGGAACTTAACGGCTATCAGCAAATTCAAGAAATAGATTCAACGTCTTATTAATTTCTAAACTTAACTTCTCCTTGTTGAACATGGTGTCATAGTTGTGCTGTCTCAATGCTTTGGTCTGCAGGTATATGTCCTGCCAATTCTTAGTTTTCAAATCCTTACACAAAGAAACA